GTATTCGCAGCTGTGGCTGCTGTCCCAAGCACAGAACTATCAGATGTATTATCTACAGCTGATAAACCAACATCACTCTTGGTAGCCGCTGATAAAGTATTGGTTTGTTGTGTTGCATCAGAAGTATTATCTACACTACCCAACCCTACATTATCTTTTGTAGTACCACTTCTAATAGACGAGGTAGAATCTTGATTTGCCGTAGCCCCTGAAGCTGCACCACTTACAACAGAAGAAGCTGCAGTGCTTCCTATTACAACAGTGCCATCTAGAGAGAGAACACTATTATTATATGCAAGTTTACCTCCTAAAGAAAAATTAGAACTAGAATCAATATAAAAACCTGTATTAGCATTATTATAAGTTCCAGCCCCAGTATAAATTTTGTTTGATGCCATACTAATACCGCCAATTTTACCACTAGTAGCGAATATATGACCTTTTAGATAAACGCTATCTGAATAAAGTCCGTATAAATTTGATTGAGAACCAGTTAATCCTGCGTCAGTATCGGTGATACCATCTAATCTACCTAATCTTGCTTTTTCTGTAGTTGCACTATTCCAATTAGCCCAACTATTAACACCATCTTTTATAACCAAATAAGGAGCTTTAGAATCATCAGCACTTAGATAAAGAATAGCATCTCTATTTGTATTTGTAGTATTTCCTACTCTTACTACATCATCACCTACTCCAAATGCACCAGTATCAGCAGGTAAATCACCATCTCTTGTTACTGTTATCGTTCTTCCACTTACTGAAGTTACTCTCCTTACAATTCTTCGTATAATATTAAGAGTTCCACCTCCATTATCAGCTCCTGATGTGCCTGTTAAATCAGCTCTTTGTACCATTACTATATCATTAGTATGGAATGGGCAAACCCCATTGTCACTAGGGTCTTCAAATGTTATATCATTACTGCTAATACTCTCTACTTTAGCTACTGCTGTAATTAAAACACTACCATTAGTAGCTCTTAATTGTTGGAGTAAAAGCTCATAAACTGAAAGAGTGCCTCTAATCGAAGCACTAGAGAACTCAGCGTGAGCCGTATTATCTATCTTCCATCCACCCCCAGTAAAACCTGAAGAGAATGGATTAGAAGTAATGTCATCTCCATCTACAATAATATCTCCAAACGTTACATTGGAAGATGTCAGGACATTTTGATTCATATCATAAAGTTCATTCGCACCTTGACCTGTGTCTAAAGTTGTAGAAGTAATCGCCCCGAATTGGACATTAGAGGAAGTTGTTAGATGCTGACCAGTGTTATAAGCCAACTGAGTGTCGCCAATAGAGTCATTAACGACACTTAATGCCGCTGCGCTACCTTCACCTTGAGTATGAACAACAGATACTTGGCTATTACCTGTTGTATTACTCATATAGTTGCCTACAGTGTGCGTTCCTAATGTAATTAAATCATTTAATGTGGATTGCCCAGTACCTCCATCAACTACTGCTAAATCTGTAATACCATTTATAGTACCACCGTTAATATCAATACCAGAGAATGTAGGTGTGCCTGTAAAGGCGTGGTTACCTGTAACAGTCCTTACATTTGACAGGTGGAGATATTGGCTATGGTCATCTTCGGATAAACTCGTAAGATTACCGTGTACAGATGCAGACCCACCAGTAGCAGCGGAACTTGCACTTACTCCTGCTGAAACTGTAATTGATTCTACCTTATCGCCTTTAGAAGTGTCAGTCTGTGAACTCCCTAATTCTTTCCACCCTGTCTCAGCCCTGACCATATGAACAAGACCTTTTCCAGAAATATTTCTAAATTGTTGAGTACCAACTCTACCTTCAGTCGAAGATGGATTACCTCTTTTTAAAGTAGGATTCTCAGCTTGTTCATGGCGACTTCTTCTTGTCTGCTTTGATACAGGCACTATTTAACAGCCTTTTCTCTATAAATAATTGTTATATCATTAATTTCAAAATCAGCAGGGACTGCACCTGAAGATTTAAAATGTAATTGAATAGAGTAAATATTGTTAACACCAGAAGGAGGGATTAATTCGGCTTGTTTCCAAACAGCAACACCACCTTCTACTGTCTGTACTAATCCACTATTACCATAGCAAGAAGTAGATGTCCCTGCAAATTTAGATGTATCTGAAACTTCAGTTCCTGTCGCACCTGATGATGTTAAATCTTGACCATCAGTCCCATAATAAACTTTAACTAAAGAATTAGTGCCTCCTGAACCACTAGATTTATATGTAACATAAAATTTAAAGCATTTTTTTCTAGACGCAGGGTTACCAAATGTAAAATCTTTAGTTAATATTCTAACTGCACTACTAGAAGATGAGGTATCATCCCATTTCTTTAAAGCATCAGTGCCAACTGTTGTATAATATTTTACATCTTCATCAATATCTAATATGAAATTAGATTTTTCTGTTTCAAATTTTCCAGTTCCTTTAGTCCAACTTTTTGTAAAGAAAGAATATTCATAAACATCAATAGCATTAGTGCCACCTGTCACAATCAATTTCTTCTTTAATGGTAAATAAGCAATATCTGAACTAGACGTAATGTGAGTTTGCCATTGAGTCTCTATTATTTTACCCTGAGTTAAATCATTTACTTTTTCTCCATCATAGAAAAAACAACCATTCTCATTAACCCAAGCAATCCCTATGTCTGTTGTAGTGCTAGCAGATGGATGAGGTATCCCTTTCCCAACAAAAGTATCTTCTAAATATTCATTATCTCTAGTAGCATTAATTAAATACATAACATTCTTTTTAAATTGCAATATTCTATCAGCATATGATTCTAATTTAATAATAGTATCACCATCGTTCTTAACAACATCTATACCTTTACCCTCAGATGGAAAAACATCAAAAGAATTAGCATTGCTTTTAATCATTCTATCGCTATGAATTTTACCATCCTGATATATATTTGCAATATAGGTTCTTCTATTTAATATAGTTGCAGTTTTATAACTTGATATATTAGTACTAATATTGGGACTAAATCCGTTCATAGCTTCATAGGACTCTAACAATGGAAGACCGTCAGTTTTAATTGTACCAGAAGTATAATTATATGAGTCACCTCCAGCCCCACCAGAGAATCTTCCTGATGTCGGATATTCTGATTCCCATGCCCCCTTTAAGCCTTTCATATATCTCAATTGAGCTATTCTGTAAGGGACACCATCGTCTTCCATATAAAGATTTGCACCAGTAAGTCTGCTATTCCCAGTAGCTGAATAATTAGCAATCAACGGCATTATCCGAGTAGTTATTCCTATTTTATAAGAAGATGTTGAATTTTCAAGAACAACCCTACCTAATTCATTACTATCTGTTGACCCAAAATCATATAATAAACTTTCATTATCTGTGTCATCATAAGTATAACTCATTAAAAATTTTTGTTTACCAAGAGTTGTAACACCAACCAAATCAGTATCTCCAATTCTCATATCAGATAATTGTATAAGTTCAAACCCTGGCATTTCTCTATATTTAGTATACGGGGCAGGACTTCCTGTAGAAGTTTCATTACTATAAACTGAATTAACTCTAGTCCAACTAATATCCATCTTTAATTCAAGCTCTCTAGGATAAAAAGTTCCGCTAATACTTGTATCATAAGCATCATCATAAGGAAATTCTATTATTTGCCATTGAGCAGATGGAGTGGTGGGATCAGTAAATTTAATATGATCTATACGGAATTCTATATAATTACTGCCCTGGTCTTTAAATTTTATGTATGAATCACTAATAGCCAAAGAAAGCGAAGCTTCTCCTGAGTATGACTTTGCATGAGTCCCATCCCAAAATGATTTTTGTTCATCACCTTTCATTCTAACTGCAACATAGATAGACTGACCTGTCCCAAAAGCCTTAGAACTTCCACCTAGATTAAAATCGTTAGAAGCATCTGTCATACTAGACCATGTAAAAGTTTCTCCTGCATCATCATCTTCTCCATGCATAGCCAATCCGAAAGCATGATAATAACTACCATTATAACCATCTGTTTCTCTAGAAGAAGTTTGCCAATTTTCATCACTAATACTACCCGTAGAGTTCCCATGAGCATAGGTAAGTTGCTCAGAATGAACATATAATAAATTATTAGTACTATTAGATGCAGTTCCTGACCCAGGATAGTTATCTGCATCTGAAAAAGTATAAATACTATCTTCAGGTATTAAATTTCTTACTTGCCAATGGACACCTGTGGTAGGAGCGTTAGATAAAACTTTCGTTATTGTCCCGACTGTAGGAGTAAGTAATTCTTGCTTTTCTCTATGCCATCCCGTGACAGCCGTAAGTGGGTTAGAGTCAGGAAACATACTTCTATTTATTGCACCAAGCCACTGAGGAGGGTTGTTTGTATTTGAGAAGTTCCCATCTGATATTCTTAAAGCACCATCTACATAATAAAATACAGGCAAGGCAGCTTCAGTAGTCCCCCAATCAGTTGACAAATCAAGGGTAGAAGTAACAGTTGCCCATGTAGTTGTGCCAGGAAGCCATCTTAGTTTCCCCGCAGTATCATCCCATAAAATTATATAATCTGTATCACTTGCAGTTGTACCGTTAGCTGCGTAATCAGAACTAAATCTAAATAAAGAGTAACCATCTGATAGTGTTGATAGAGTTGGTGAACTACTAAGACCACTGACATTTACAGGTGCCCCTGACATAGTAAGCCTACCAACATCATCGACAGATATGTTATCACATATAACTAAATTATCATCTGCTATATCTCTATCAGACGTTTTTGTGTTTAACCCATTATGAAATGAGTTTAATGCTAAATGTACCTTTCCAGCCATTCAAACCTACTCTTTATCTTTTCTTTTATCTGCATGCTCTATAAAGTGAGAAGTAGACCCAGCCCCACTTTGAGTATTGTAATAAGTTTTCCAGTAAGATGCCAATCCATTTAAATTGTTTGGCAAAGACTTCGGTACTCTCCAATACTTTAATCTGCAGAATACAATTCCAGCTACAATATTTCCCCAAAGAAAATCTTTTAAGTCATCATCAGACATACTTGTAAGTTTCTTTGAAGATATATTCATTACTTTAGCAACTTTTCTTAATCTTGACTTTCTGTAAATAAGGTAATTATCAATAGAATCTTTTGCGGTGGCACTTTCAACCTGCCAAAAGGAACGAGCAATCCCAGAACCTATTTGAGATATATACTTATAGCCAGACTCAACTAAACCTGTTAAAAAAACAAGTTCTTCAGCCTGCTCACTCCACATACCTAATTTCTTTAAGATATGCCTTATTAATTCTTTTATTTGTTTATGGTTCACCTCAAGATTACATGCTTTCTAATAGCATTTTTACTTCTTCCCAAATTTTATCATCTTTTTTCGATTTGGTTGCACCGACAGCATAATCACCAATCATTAGAAGCAATCCTATCATTCCATGTTTTTTAACCATTTTTTGTATTATTCGCTTTAGCATTTATTTCCTCCCTACTAATTTGTAAATTGCTTTTTTAACAGAAGTCCACAATAAGTCATCCCATTTGGACGGGCTAAGTGCGACTACCTTATCAATTGCGAGTATGCCAATAATGACATATTCCCAGTTCTGAATCATAATTTCGACAACTTCTTTCATAGTCTACTCCTTTTTTCCTCCATATTATTGATTAAGCCATTACTACACTCCCCACTATTTCCGAGGAGGAGGCGGTATGAGGTGAAGAGGGCAGTGGGAAGCATAGAATGGCTATTTTGAATTTAACTCTTTCTTGATTTTTAGAATTATGTAAACAAGGGTTGCGACTGAAACACACATTTGCAACACCATTGGTAGATTTAACCACCAAACTCCGACGCCAATTGCGCCGTTTCCTATCGTTTTCAAACTATCAATCATCCTTCTTTACTAAATAATGATTAGTCATATTTACTTTCCATTTTTTAGAAAACGAATCAGGAAGAATTATTTTTAACTCAAGATTCTTTTTTAGATTCTTTTTTAACTTTCCCATCTTTTTCATCTTCTATCATTTGTTGTACTAATGCTATTGCACCAGTAATTTGGTGGAAATTAGCTTCCATTTGTTTCTGTTGATTCATCAACTCTCCCAACCTCTCGTCTAAAGTAGCCATTTATTACTCCTGTTACTTTTTATTACCATCAATCCTCCCCTTGAGGAAATTCAAATCATCTGTTATATCGTTCATTTGTTGAAGCAATTGTTCATGTCTTCTGTCTCTAACTTCGTCAGAACGATTCCATCTATCTATCAATTTAATACATATATCTTCAACTTCACTAAGCTTATCCATTAACTGACTTTTTAGAAAATGAACCATCCCAATGAATAAAAGAACCATGACACCTACGATGCCCCACTCTTGTATCATAAATTTTTCCATTAATAACCTTTTAAAACCGTTGAATGCCAATCAATAGCTTTTCGGACTTGTTCAGTTGTTAATTCAAGCTTCCCATCAAAATTTGCTTTCCACACTTTTACTTTCTTTCCATCTTTAAATAAAACTACGCTTGGAAAATTTCTTAATCTTAGTTTTCTCGCAACATTGGGAACTTTTTTCA